ATTTGCTCAAAAAGGAACAGCAGTTGATATACCTATTGGACAGATTGAGGACAATGTACCTGTAAATGTATATAGAGCAAATGATGTAACACTTACTGGAAACCCTATTAACATAACCGTTGACGGTGTCAACGTTAACCAACCTAACATTCCGCCTGATACATTATGGGCAGAAACAGAAGGTTTAGATGTAGGAGCAACAACAATTAATGATTTACGCCGTGCATTTAGATTACAAGAATGGCTAGAGAAAAACGCTCGCGGTGGTACACGTTATATTGAAAATATTCTTATGCATTTTGGTGTAAGAAGTTCAGATAAACGTTTGCAACGTCCAGAATATATAACTGGAGTAAAAACGCCTGTAGTAATTAGTGAAGTATTAAATACAACTGGAGAAATTGGAGGAGAACCTCAAGGTAATATGGCTGGTCATGGAGTAGCAGTAACAACTGGTAAATATGGTACATATTTTTGTGAAGAGCATGGATATATCATCGGAATTATGTCCGTTATGCCAAAAACTGCTTATCAGCAAGGAATACCAAAAACATACCTTAAAAATGATCCTCTTGATTTCTTCTGGCCTTCATTTGCACATATTGGAGAACAACCAGTAACAAATAATGAGTTATATGCGTATACCGCAACAGGAAATGACACATTTGGTTATGTTCCTCGTTATGCTGAATATAAGTTTAGTCCTAGCCGTGTTGCTGGCGATTTTAGAACATCATTAGCATATTGGCATTTGGGAAGAATATTTGCAAACCAGCCAGCACTTAACCAAACATTTATTGAATGTACACCCGAACAATGTGATAGGATTTTCGCAGTACAGAGCGAAGAAGATTATTTGTATTGTCACGTATTAAATAAAATACGTGCAGTACGTCCTATGCCTAAATTCGGTACACCAACGTTCTAATGTCAACAAGATGTATAACACCATTTTACAAGAAATTGGAAGTCGTAAACGGAGTCACTACTGGTTACGTTCCGTTTCCTTGTGGGAAATGTCCACCTTGTTTAAGGAGAAGGGTTTCAGGATGGAGTTTCAGGTTAGTAAAACACGGAGAGCAGAGCAATTCTGCTCTCTTTGTAACTCTCACTTACAACGAGGAAAAAGTACCCAAGACAAAAAGTGGGTTACAGACGTTAGTGAAAGCAGATTTGCAAAAGTTCTTTAAAAGACTGAGAAAGCTAACTAATGAGAAAATATCTTATTACGCGGTTGGCGAATATGGGGATAAAAGTGAACGCCCCCACTACCATATTATTTTGTTTAATGCTAATCATGGAATCGTTGAGGCTGCTTGGCGTATTGATAGTATGGATATTGGTCACGTTCATTTTGGCAATGTTTGTGATGCCAGTATTGGATACACACTTAAATATATTTCGAAAGAAAAACGAATCCCGACCTTCAATGGAGATGATAGAGCCAAAGAATTTTCAGTCATGAGTAAAGGATTAGGAGCAAATTATTTAAATGAAAGAACTATTAAGTGGCACAAAAGGCAAATAGAAGAAAGATGTTATTTACCATTAAAAGATGGAAAAAAGGCATCTATGCCAAGGTATTATAAAGATAAATTATATAAAGATGGTGAAAAATTTCGCATTAGTGTCCACATGCAAAAAGTTAGCGAAGAATGGGCTGACAATCTTATTCAGAGTATTGGTGAAGATAATTTCAATGGTAAGTTGGCTGAACGCCACATTAACGAGTTTCGTAGAATGGCTAAAAAATCTAAACAAAGACAAAAACTTTAAAAATGGAAAAAGTAATTAAAAACTCTCAAAACGCACATACGTTTGAGACAAAAGGACAAGAAAACAATCAACCTAGTATGACTATTCCAGATCAGTCTATGACATTAAGGGAATTACTTATTAGATATGCAAAAGGATTGCCACTGGAAGGAGCAAGAACACCTATTTGGGAAGGTGAAGACGGTTATGAAGTAGATCCAGAGACGCTTGATTTAGCAGAACGCGAAGAATTAGCTGAAAAAGCTCGCGAAGAGTTAAAACAAATAGAAGAACGCGTCAAAAAGGTAGTAGCCGAGAAAAAGGCTAAAAAGCGTACTGAAATAACAGATATTAACGAAGAAAAGGAAGAAAATGTGTAAAAATTACCTAAAAACGGTGATTTTGAGCTTATTATTTTTAATAATAAGCGAGAAAATCGCAAAGCAAGCGAAGCGCGCAAGCAACGCAATAAGCACTAATACACTCTTGATATATTAGTGCTTATTGACACTAAAAGTCAAAAAAGGAGGAAAAAGCGATTGAGTAGCGAAGGCACGAAAGCAACGAAAAAGCAAAACCGACGATTTAGACGTAGTGTAAAAAAGTAATAAATAAAAACACTTAAAAATTAAAACTATGCCAGGCCCTTTAGCACCCGTATTAATTGGAGCAGCAGCAGGACTAGCTGGAACAGGAATCAATGCCGCACAGACAGGCAGTATGAACAAAAAGACCAGAGAATGGCAAGAACAGATGTATGCAAGGCAAAGACAAGATGCATTATCAGATTGGGAAAGACAAAATTTATACAATAGTCCACAACAACAAATGCAAAGATTTAAAGAAGCTGGACTTAACCCAAATTTGATATATGGACAAATGACTAATTCTCCTACTATTAGATCATCAGATACTGGAAGTTGGAATCCACAAGTGCCAAATATTGATTTAGGAAGAGTAGCACAAAATGCTTTAGCAACATATAATGATTTTCAAATTAAACAAGCGCAAACAGATAATTTGAAAGCAGCTTTACAAGTAGCAAATCAGGAAGCTTTATTAAAAGCTGCACAAACAGCAGAAAGTGTACAAAGAACAGCTAAAGAAAAATTTACATTACAACAAGCTGAAAGAACACAATTATATGTAGTAAAAGCTGCAGAATTAGCAAATAAACAAGCAGAAGCTAATATAAATAAAACACTTACTGAAACAGAAAAAGTAACTCAAGGTATTACCACAGAAGTACTAATGCGTCAACCTAATTTTAACAAAGCAGTAGCAGAAATAGATGCAATTAGGGCACAGACAGCAAAAAGTACCACAGAAAGATATAATATACAACAAGATACTAGGAACAAAGAAAGACAAGGAATATTACAACAACTGGAAATTGATTTAAGAGAAAAAGGTATAAATCCAAATGATCCTATGTATATGAGAATTTTAGGTCAAGCGATAGATAAGCCATTTGATCAATTAAAGAATTGGTGGAATAATATTTGGAAAAAATAGTAAAAACAACACCCCTACCCGATAGGGTAGGGGATATCTACGCACATATGTGGAAAAAAAATTATACAAAAAGATTAGGTAATGACGAATAAACATTTGATATTTAATTTAATATAAATTATAGGAAAAGCGTTATGTTAAATACAATTATAAACAATTAAAAAACAATTAATTATGAGACGCAGAATGTATTCTAAAAGAAACCGCCGTCAGCGTTCACGTGGAAAATCCCGAAAACTCCGAACATATTATGTTTCTCGAGGAGGTATTCGTTTATAATAAAAAACCCTTAAAAACCAACAAAAATGGCAAAACCAAACATTTTTAATTCGGTACAAGTTCAAAAACCGAAGAAAAACGTATTTGATTTAACACATGATGTTAAATTATCAGGTAAAATGGGAAATCTTATTCCTGTTTTAGTTAATGAGTGTGTACCTGGGGACACATTTCAGTTAGGATGCGATTCACTTATAAGGTTTGCACCACTTACTGCTCCAGTAATGCATCGAATGGACGTATCAGTACATTATTTTTTTGTACCAAATCGTATTGTATGGGAAAATTGGGAAAAATTTATTGTTGATGCAAATACTCAACATGTATTACCATATTTTACTTTAAATCCTGGTGGTAGTTGGACAAGTTATCAAAAAATGGTAGATTATATGGGTATTCCTCCAGTACCAGCAACAGGTGCTAATATTAATATAAATGCTTTACCATTTGCTGCATATCAAGCTATATATAATGAGTATTATAGAGATCAAAATTTAATTCCAGAAGTTGATTATAAATTAAATGATGGTGCTGTAGTATGGCCACAAGGTGGCGAAATTTTAACATTACGTAATCGTGCCTGGGAACATGATTATTTTACTGCTTCATTACCATTTGCTCAAAAAGGAACAGCAGTTGATATACCTATTAGACAGATTGAGGACAATGTACCTGTAAATGTAAATAAACCAAAAGATGTAACACTTACTGGAAACCCTCTTAACATAACCCTTGAAGGTTTCCACCTGAAACAAACTA